ACTATCTGACCTGGTGACATTCCTTGAAGATGAAGCTACTTCTGGTTTTGATATAGATGGTGGGTCATACTCTTAATAACAATTCTTAGGAGGGATGACTTATGGCAAACACAATAAAATTAAAAAGAGGAAACGGTAGCGATCCACAAGCTAGTGATTTAGTTGTCGGTGAATTAGCCATACGGACTGATTCTGGTAAACTTTTTACAAAAAAAGATAATGGTTCTGTAGCTGAAATATCAGGCAGTGGTGGCGGTGGTATTGATGACGGTGATAAAGGCGATATTACAGTCAGCAATGGTGGTGATACTTGGACTATTGATAACGGTGCTATAACAACAGCAAAAATAGCCGATCAAGCTGTAGATTTAACTAAATTACCTCATGGAACTGTTCTTAATGATGGTAAGTTTTTACGAGCAAATAACGGAGGAGATCCTACATTTGAAACAATAAGTCAGTTTCAAGCTGGTAGTGTTATTGCTCTTTACGATCAGACAAGTCCTACATCAATTCAAAAATTCCTAGCTACTAGTGAAGGTGTAACAGTTATGTCTACTAGTGCTGCTGTAGGTAAATTAATGTTCAGAGATAGAACAACAGCAAATTTTTTAAAATTTAAGCCTGTTGATACTCTTTCTGCTAGTGTCGAATTTACTTTACCTTCTGCTGATGGGTCGGCCAGTACCGTTTTAAAAACTGACGGTAACGGTGCATTGTCTTTTGGAACGATTGCAACTGCTTCTATTGCAGATGACGCAGTAACTACTGCCAAAATAGCCCAAGATGCAGTTACATCCAACTCAATAGCTAATGATGCAGTTGCTCAAGAACATATTGCTACAGATGCCATTGTCACAGCAAATATTGTTGATGATAATGTTACTGGTGCAAAAATTGAAGATGATGTTGCTTTAGCTGGCAACCCTACCACTACAACACAATCTGCTGGAAATAACACAACAAGGATTGCGACAACTGCTTTTGTTACTACCGCTGTTAATAATATTGATGCAATTCCTTCTGGTATGCTTGCTCCTTTTGCAATGGGTACAGCCCCATCTGGTTTTTTAGCTTGTGACGGGGCAGCGGTTTCAAGGTCAACTTATAGTTCTTTATTTTCTGCAATAGGTACGACCTACGGTGCTGGTGATGGGTCATCAACATTTAATGTTCCTGATATGAGAGGTAAGTTTGTCAGAGGTAGTACTGCTAATGTTTCTGTTGGAACTTCTCAAGCCGATTCAACTGCTAAAAATGGATTAGCTGCAAATGCTGGCAATAATTCAGCAAGTCATTCACACGCTGTAACCATCACTTCTGGTGCAAATAACGCAAGTCATACTCATTCTTTTTCAGATACTTCAACTGATGAGTCTGCGAGTCATGCACATTCTTTCTCAGACACTTCAAGTAATCAATCACAAAGTCATTCTCATAGTGCTGACGGTAACTTAACAGCGGCTAGTCACACTCATACGGATGGAAATTATGCTGCGGCTGCACATACTCATAATGATGGAAACTATACGACAGGAAATCAAAGTGCAAACCATACTCACAATGCAAACACAGGCAATCAAAATGCAAATCACACGCATGGTGATGGAAATTTAAGTGGTGCTGCTCATACTCATGGCGGTGGTAATTTAGCTGCGGCTTCTGGTGGTAGTCATTCTCATAGCATTACTCAAAGGGGTGTACAAGGTGGTTCTTGGGATTTCTTGGAAGCATTATCAAGACTTACAAATGGATCTACTTTTACAATTAATACGGCAAGCGGTGGCGCACATACTCATAATTTAAGTGGAAATACTGGAAACTCTAACCCAAGTGTTAGCGGTAATACTGGAAGTAATAGTGGCAATCATATTCATAGTGTTAGCACAGGCAGCGAAACTGCAAATCATGGTCATGACGTAAATGGTATTTCTGGAAGCTCAAGTGCTGATGTCTCAGGAAATTCTGGAGGTTCAAGTGCTGATGTAAGCGGTAACACTGCGAATACAACTACAAACCACACTCATGATGTAAGTGGCACAACTGGAGCTAGAGATACAAACCATACACATGACGTAAGCGGAAATACTGGAAATGTAAGTGCAAATCATCAACACGTTATAGATGGCAATAGTGGCAACCAAAGTGCTAGTCATAACCACACAATCACAGTAAGTGGTGATTCAGAAACTAGGCCAGAGAATTTTTCAATGCTATGGTGTATTAAAACTTAAATTATGGCTTTAGAAGATACTATTGACATCATTGCAACTGAAGATGGAGCAAGACAACATAGGGACCGCTTACTGCGTGATACAGATTGGTGGATGTTAAGCGACACTAGCACACCTACATCTGAACAGCTAACATACAGACAAAACTTGCGTGATGTTCCAAGTCAGGCTGGTTTTCCAACATCTATTACTTGGCCAACTAAACCATCTTGAAGAAAAAAATCGCAATTATTGGAGTGGGTAGCGGTGGAGCTATAACCGCACTCCATTACCTTTTACATCAAAAAGAAGATGTAGAAATAGATATTTATTATGACTCTCATCATCACCCTTTGGAGTCTGTGGGTCAGAGTACAACTGTAGAAGTAACTGAAACTATAGCTAGAGCTTTAGAGTGTAATTGGAAAGATAACCCAATTGATTCAACTTTAAAAACAGGTATCTTATACGAAAACTGGAGCAAAACTGAAAAGGAGTTTTTTCATCCGTTTTTCTATATGGGTGGAGTTGCAATGCACTACACTCCTATTCTTTTGGCAAATGTTCTTGTCAATCATCCAGCTTTTAATTGCATACAAAAAGAAATTCTTGACCCTGAAAAAGATATAGATGCTGATTATATTTTTGATTGCAGAGGTAAAAATAACAGAAATCCTGAAAATTATGAAACTGTTACTAATCCTTTAAATACTGTCTTACTTGCAAGAGCAAGATATAAAGACCCAGAACAACTTTGGACAAGGTGTATTGCAACAAAAAATGGCTGGGCTTTTGTTATTCCTGACAAAGTTTCAACAAGTTTTGGTTATATGTATAACAAAGACATCACAGATAAAGTAGATGCAAAATTAGATTTTTTTGAAAATATTGTAATCCCAAATTCAAAAGAAGAGTTTAAGTTTGAAGGTGGTTTTGATTTTGAAAACTACATTGCTAAAAATATGTTTGTGGGAGAAAGAACAATCTTAAATGGAAATAGATATTCTTTTATAGAACCACTTGAGGCAACATCTATAACCTCATACTTGCAAGTAGCTAGAACAAGTATTGACCACATTTTTCATGGGATGCACAAGCATGACTGTAATCAAAATATGTATAATTATCAGAAACAGGTTGAGAAATTCATATTATGGCATTACAAAACTGGGTCAAAATTTGATACTCCATTCTGGAAATATGCAAAAGAACTTTCATTTACTGCTGATGAGCAGTTTAATAAATGCTTGAGCAATGACTTTGGTGATAGACAATATTATGGTCAGTGGGATTCTAGGAGTTTTAAACTTTGGGAAGATCATGTTAGACAAGATGATAAGGATGTTGTTGATGATGAATATGTATATGGCCAACAGGAAGAGCAAGTAGTACAATGAAAAAAACAAAACCAATACACATGAAAAGTTTTATTGCTTTATTTTTTGCAATTTCGTCTGTCTCTATAGGACTTGTTTCTGCTCATCCCCATCACCCTGAGAATCAAGAATTAAAAGAAGAATTAATAGATGAAGAAATTGTGCCTGTAATTAGCGTTAAGGAAATACCACACACTCATTAATGTGTGTTTTTATATGGACAAAGCATAATGCTTTATCTAATGAGTTTTGTAGAGCAACAATACAAAAATTCGTTAATGACCCAAATAGAGTTCAGGGAAGAGTAGTTAATAAAGATGTTAAAGATATAAAAAAATCCACAGATTTATATATTTCTGAGTTTTCGTCTTGGAAAAAAGAGGATGAAATTTTGTATAAATCCTTAAGTGATGCTTTATTAGAATACAGAAAATATCTGGATGAAAAATTATCTTTAAAAAAATTAGAAACCAGAGGTGGTGGGATTCAACAGATAAATCCTTATATCAGTCAGCAGATCGGTGACACAGGCTATCAAATTCAAGAAACCTTGCCTAATTCTTTTTATGACTGGCATCACGATTTTTATATGCAAAACGAAAATCCCAGAGCTATAACATTTATTTGGTACTTAAACACAATTACAGAAGGGGGTTATACTGAATTTTTTGACGGTACAAAAATACAACCAGAGCAAGGAAAAATTGTTCTTTTCCCATCAACATGGACTCATTACCATAGAGGCTACCCTCCTGTTAATCAAAAAAAATATATTTGTACTGGATGGATACATAATGAAAAAGCTTTTAAAAGTGATGACTAAAAGCTTTTAAAAAGATATTATGAATAAAAAACTATGAAAAATATTAACGATAAACAAAATTTGGAATGGAAAGAAGATTTAATAAAACATAAAGCAAGATTACAGCAAGCTCAACAAGTTGTTGATGAACAAACAAGGCTTATTTTGATGATTGAGGGCGGGATTCAGTATGCTGAAATGCTCCAGAGGAAAATCGAGTCATCATCCCCATCATCAAATAGAGGGGGGAGAGGGAACAAATTAAAAACAGAACCATTAAAGTAAGTGGTCCTGTTAACTTTAATAATATTTCTCTTAACATAAAATGGATGACATAATTTTACCTAACTTACCAAATACTGATTTCATTCTCAATCCACCTACAACAATATTTTACCCTCCAGTTGCGGAAGTCCCATATCTGGACCCTTTACTCCTTCCAAGTCTGGAACAGGTACAGTCGGGGCTTGGGGAAGATCAGGCAGTTGATTCTTCAAAAGAAGAGGGAGTAGGAGAGGAAGAGATAAATATAAACCCAGAGCAGATACCGACAAACCTGCCACAAAACTCAGAAAATACTTCAAATATCGAAACAGTAGCTACTTTTAATGTACCATTTTTCGGAGAAATGCCTATACCCTCGCCAGAGGTGATTGCATCAAGTGTCATAGCATCTGGTGTTAGTGCCACTGCTGCCGTTACAGGTTCAATAGTTTTGCAAAGTGTTATCAATCAATTAAAGAAAATTATGACAAAAATATTTAAAAAGGTACTTAAAAAAGAAATTGCTAATCAGAAAAAAGATTAGAGTTAGCTTTTACATAACTTCGTATATTGATTACATCATTGCAGATGTATGCGAACTTAGACTTAGGGTTTATCATGTAGCCTGATGCGTGAAGCTGTCCACACTTCAAGATACGAACTAGCTGCTTATCATGCACTTGCTTGTCTAGTTCTTCTTTGGCTAACTCTAGCTTTACTTTTGCTAACTCAGAGCAAGTATCATTATTAGTCCCCAGCGGGATCATAAATGACATCTGAAAGCCCCATCCTTCATTGATGCTATAAGTTTCGCTGTTAGGATTTTCTGCGTCATTGCCTGTGTAAAAAGGCGTAAAAGCCATTGTTGGTTGGCTACATATTAAATTTCCAAATTGCAACTTGCCTGTCATCCCATTATTAACATTCATATTCTGATTGATAATACTAGAATTACCAATCGC